AAAATAAAGAGAGTTAGATGGTAGATATCTCGAGAATTGATAAAATTACTAGAACCGAGAAGACCGGTGAGCCATATTATAGTGACTTCTATAATAACTTCAACGCGCATCCGCAAAACAAAAGACTCGTAAAATACACTAATGAAGATGCAGTAAAACGTTCAATTCGTAATATCATTCAAACAAATAAAGGCGAACGTCCTTTCCAACCAGAAATTGGTTGTAATGTTAGATCATTATTATTCGAGCCTATGGTTGAAACCACTGCTATTCGAATGAAAGATATGATTGAAGATGCTGTAGCCAAGTATGAAAAAAGAGCACGCGTGCTCAGTGTTGAAGTTTATCCGTTCGAAGCTCGCAATGCATATGACGTATTCATCGTTTTTGAAGTAATAAATAGTGTTAATCCTGTAACTCTTAACCTCACACTATATAGAGCGAGATAATGGCTAACTCAAGTATCATTTTAACACAGCTAGACTTTGCGACTTACAAAGAATCGCTTAAATCATATCTAAGTGAGCAGACTGAGTTTAAGGACTATGATTTTGAAGGAAGCAACATGTCGGTGCTTCTAGACATACTGGCGTATAATACTTACCAAAACGCATTCTATATGAATATGATTGGTAATGAAATGTTTCTTGATAGTGCTCGTTTACGTGATAGTGTAGTTTCACACGCTAAAGAATTAAACTATCTTCCTCGTTCATTCACTTCGGCAAAAGCTAAAATCCAACTTAGAATTACTCCAACCGACCCAGCTAAGAATTCTGTTGTTGTTCCGAAGGGTACAACATTTATTTCAAGAGTAAATGACTTTTCTTATACATTTACTACGAATCAAAACATAGTACTTACAACTAAGACAAATGGATCTTTTACTAGTGAAACAATTGACATCTATGAAGGTGTGTATCTATCAGACACATATGCTGTAGACTATAACAATCCAATCATTTTTAAAATTAGCAATAAGACTGTCGACATTTCAAGTGTTACAGTTACTGTTGTTGAAGACAACGGCAGTACAACTCTTGAATATGCCCGCGCTACGTCGTTGTTCGGTCATGATGGTAATTCAAAAGTATTCTTCTTACAACCTGCACTCGGTGATACTTATGAAGTAGTATTTGGCGATGGAGTGGTTGGTCGTAAACCAAAGAATAACTCGATCGTAATCATTGAATACAGAACGTCGAACGGTGAACTTCCAAACGGCGCGTTTAGATTTATCAATGCCGCTCGAATTGATAACGAAGCCAACGTAGCAATCACTACAATCTCGTCGGCAGCAGATGGTGCTGTTGCTGAAGATCTTAACTCGATTAAGTTCAACGCGCCTCGCGCCTTCACAACACAGGAACGTGCTGTGACCGCCGAGGACTATGAGAACCTACTCAAGGCAAACTTCCCAGAGATCAACGCTGTCATCGCATACGGCGGCGAAGATGCTACACCACCACAATATGGACGCATCTTTGTTTCTGTTGATCTTACAGACGTTGATGGCCTACCAAAGATTAAGGAAGACGAGTACAAGAGATTCTTGCGTTCTCGTTCTTCAGTAGCAATGGAACCACTCTTTATAAGTCCGGATTATACTTACTTGAAGATCGACAGTACAGTAAGATACAACATCAATCGTACTGGTCAAAATCCAGAAGATCTTCGCGCGTTCGTAATTGATACTATTTTGAATTATGCATCAAATAATCTGAACAGTTTTTCTCGTACATTCAGATATTCGAAGCTAGTTCAAGCAATCGACGGAACAGATGCCAGCGTTATTAGTAACGAAACAGACATCAATCTAGTTAAGTATTTAACTCCACCGCTCGGAGTTCCACTTAACTTAACGATTGACTTCAAGTGTCCATTAACTCAAGAAATTCCTCTTCTTGGCGATGAACATCCTATTATTGACGTTCACGGAATTACATCTACTGCATTTACTTACAATGGTATTCAAAATTGTGTGCTTGAAGACAATGGTGATGGTCTTGTAAGAGTTGTAACTCCTGTTGGAGCTAATCATAAAAAGATTATTGATATTGGTACTGTAGATTATGATACTGGTGTTATAAGACTTACTAACTTCAATATTCAAAATTATATTGGCACGTCTTTAAAGATCTATGCCGAACCAAGATCTCGTGATATCACTGCCGTCCAGAATGTGATATTAAATATCATTGAACCAGACGTGAACATTACAATCGAGCAAATTAGAGAATAATGAAGAAAATAGAATCAATCATTTCTCCATTTGTAGAGAACCAATTCCCTTCTTTCTATCAGGAAGAGGGTCCACAGTTTATTGCCTTTGCCAAAGCATACTTTGAATGGATGGAACTGGCTAACAATGCTCTGTACCAAGCTCGTAAGCTTCCAAGCTATAGAGATATTGATACAACTGTAGATGAATTCATTGTTCAATTCAAAGAAAAATATCTCAAGAACATCCAGTTTGATACTGCAACAAATAAGCAGCTTCTTATCAAGAACTCTCTTGACCTGTATCGATCAAAGGGTACAGAACGTTCGATCGATTTATTCTTCAAGCTAGTATATGGTACTGCCGCTGAAGTACGTTATCCTGCAGATAATATCCTTCGTGTGTCTGATGGTATCTGGGAGAGACCAGAGTATCTTGAGATTACCCACAATCGTTATAACGTAGACTATGTTGGCAAGCAACTCGTCGGAGCGATCTCCGGAGCAAAAGCTTTCGTAGAGAAGTTCATTCGCCGTCGTACATCTGCTGGTTATGTAGATCTTCTTTATATTTCTGGCAGAGTCGGCGAATTTCGGAATGGTGAGCTTTTAGGTTTAAATGTCAACAATACTCCAATTTATGACCGTGCAAAAAGAGCTAAGTTAATTGGCTCAGTAAAGCGTGTAATTCTACAAGATCGTGGCCGAGATTTCCGTGTAGGTGATATTGTAACATTTACCGGCACAACAAATGGTCTTGGTGGTATTGGCCGAGTAGAATCAGTCGGTGAAGCTGTTGGTATTGTCGATTTTATCTTCGTCGATAGCGGTTACGGCTATACACTGAATGCTGACTCTATCATCTCTGAAAAAGTAATTTCTCTTGATAATGTTGTAGCAAATACTAATAGTGGCCAGTATTTTCGTTTATTCGAACAAGCTGTTGAACCAATTGTAAATGTTGCGTTTACAAGTGCTACTGCAAATCTTTCAATTGGACAAACGCTTTTTCGATATGCGGCCAATGGTGCTCTTGTCGGATCAGGAAACATTATTGATCTAGATCAATCTGGTGCAAACGGCACCGTGATGATCTCTCATACAAATGGTGTATTTACTAACACCGTTACATATTACACTTCTGGTAATACCATTTCACTTTACGCCAACACAATTGAAGATAAAACAATTGGCGGCAAGGTGATGGGTATACCTCAAACTTATGTTGTGTCAGTAGAAGATCAAGTTGGCTCTCTTCAAGTAGGGCAGAGCGTTCTGCACAAGAACACATCTGCTATTGTAGGCACTGGTACAATTCAAAGTATTGTACAAACCATTGCTGGAAACACTTTAACTCTTACATCATCCCGTGGTGTATTTCCAATCGGTCAAAGACTTGAAGTCTCGACCAACTCTTCGATCTCTGCCAACGTAGCAGAGGTCAATCTGACAGTTGGTGTATATGAAATTAAAAAATACATCAATACTCTTCGCTATTCTACTGCAAACAACAACGAACTTCCGTTCAGCAGTAGAATCTATCGTTATGACAGTGCCGGCAAGAAGATCGCTGAGGGTCTTCTGCTGACAGTTTCTCATGACTCTGGAACTGCAACTGGTAACTTGACGTTTGTTCCGGTAAAGGGATACTTTACTGAAACCGATGTGTTCTATACTGATGCGAATACATCTCGTGCTACAACTGTAACTTATACCACATCAAATGCCGGCGGAGACTATACAGCATCTGAATTTGCTCGTCTTCTTACACAGACAACAAATACTGTTGCAACACTTACGTCTACTAGCTTTGGTTCTGGTGCTCAATTCAATGTTGGTACACTCGGTGACACTGAAGACATCTTCATTGGCACTGATCTTATCTCTGCCAACGGCGTAGGAACCTTTGATTATGATCGTGTAAATCTCTCTGTTACATCAAATAGTGGATTTGCAGTTGGTGATCGTGTTTATCAAGAAGTAAGTAAGATTGCATTTAATGCCAACAGTTCAGTAAATCCTACAACTGGATTTATCACTCTACCAACTGCAAATACTCGATTCACTGTCGGCGACATCGTAAGATATCAGGTTGATACCGGTAATACTGCGCTGAATGGACTATATAATGGAGATTATTACTATGTTGCGCAATCAACCAGCACAGGTGTAATTCTTTCTCATCCGTATCGTAAATTAGATCAGATCAATTCAACAAACTTCTCTACATTTGCAAATAACCAAGTAGATGAAGAAGGCCACTATCTTTACAAGCTTGTGCATGGTACAGTATTCGAGATTGGAAGTAGTTTACTAAGAACTAAGGACAACCACAACTACTTTGGTAATACTGGTGGTACTGCTGACGTAACAACATATGCTAACAGTAATGTGATAAAGTATGGCAGCCCATCTACAAACACTTCTCTGAATAACATTACCGTTTATACAACAATCACACAGGCAAACCAGGCATATGCTGCTCTTCCGATTGCTGCAGCTGCATATGGATTTCCAAAGAATCCACAGGGTGACGCAAAGAATACAATCTTTTCTTGTCTGTTCTTTGATAAGTTTACATTAGGTACAATTGGATCTCTGTCGGGAATTGACCCTGGTTCTGGCTATAACGTTGACCCGTATGTTTTAGCTTACCAACCATACATTTCGGCGTTTGATCGTAAAGATTTTGTTATTAATATTTCTGATGCAACCGGTGTATACGCAGTTGGAGAACGAGTAAATCAGACTTTCGCAAATCTTATTTACTTTGATTTAAGAGTTGATAACGGTGCATACAGTAATACCTTCGATGAAAAGGTTGTTACTGTTAATATTGATGATGAAATTCAGAGTGCGAATGACTTTATTCTCTATAGCTCTAGAACTGCTACATTCAATTCAACAGACGAAGTAAACTCAAATACAGATTTTATTTCGATTGCAGGTGCTGATGTTAATTATCCATCAAATACGTATGTAAGATACTATACGAATATTGGTAATACAGCTGTTACTGGTCTATCGAATAATGCATTCTACTTTGTCAAGGTATCAAATTCTTCTGGTATAACTCTATCGCTTACACCAGGTGGAGCAAATATTGGTATTACACAATCTTCAAATGTGGCAACGTTTAACTCGAATACTGCTGTAGATGGCACACTTGACTTTATCAGTATTTCAAGCGCAAATACACTGTTTGCAAATGGTGATCAAGTAAGATACTTTACAGCTACTGGAAACACTGCAGTTTCTGGCCTAACAAACAATGCGCTATACTATGTGCGTTATGCGAATAGCACAGGTCTTGCTCTATCAGAAACAACCAGTGGAGCCAATGTAGATATTACTGCTCTAAACCCTGGTGGTTCTGGTCACTTCCTTAGATACTATAATGCAGATCGAAATGGCCATAATCTAGTAAAATACGCCAACGAATTTGAGAACAACCAAAGACTTCTGTACAGAACACCGGCCGGAAATACTGCCATTTCAGGCCTAGCAAATAATACCGCATACTATATTGTGAATGCAAACACGGTAGGATTCAAACTCGCTAACGTTCGTGACGGTGCTAATATAGACATCACTGCTGCTACATCAGGCGAGTTTCATACGTTCTCAACCGTTCCTGGATTCTTACCAGGCGATCGTCTGTATGTGAATAGTGCTCCACAGGTAAATGTAACAGTTCAATCCATCTACACGATTGGTGCAAATGGTTATGTTCGTGTTTCCGGAAATACTGGCACTATCACAGCAAACACTCTACATTCATATTCAAACCCTTATGTGAGTGCGAATGTTCTAAGCTTTACTCCTGTTCAGATTATATCTACAGCAAAGGGTATTGTCAAGTTTGCCAACACCTCTGTGGTGAAGGTGAAAAGACTTACATTTGAAAACACCTTCAAAGAAGGAACACTACTACTTGGTGATATTTCTGGTGTGGCAGCAAATGTAACCGGAGTTGCTGAAGATTTAGATGTTCTATATCCAATTGGTCTGAATGCTTCAATTGAAGCTAACGTTATTACTGCAAATGGTCAGATCACATCTCTTCAGATTGTTGACTCTGGTATTGGATATTCAAACAGCGATGTTCTACAATATACTTCTTCGGACGGTTCACGTTCGGGATCTATTAAAGTAGTTGTTGATGGTCATGGTATTGGCCAAGGTTATTACAGAAGCTCAAAGGGCTTCCTTTCTGAAGACATGTACATTCATGATGGTGATTACTATCAAGAATATTCTTATGAAATCCTTTCAAAGATTTCTGTAGATCGTTATGCTGACATGTTCAAGAAAGTGATGCACACAGCTGGTACTAAGTTCTTTGGTTCAGCATTAATTGTTGAAGAAGATTCTGCTACAGTAGAACTTTCAGAAATTGCAACGGGGCAAGAAGTTCAGTTCAATTCTGCTACAGATGTTAACTCTGTTGATGAAACGATTGATATGGACGTTCCATTAATTTCAAATAGTACGTACTTAAGTCCATTTGCAAATGGCGATCTTGTAAGATATACTACAGCCCAAGGAAATACTGCGCTGACTGCCAATTATGGCGGATTTGCATTCTCTCCTAGCTTAACTGGCAGTGACTTTCTTGGAAGACCTACATTCGGTGGAAGCAATTCAACTTATCAATATTCTACTGTAGTAATTGACGACTATGTTCAATATTTGGTTGCTTCCGGAAGTTCCGTCACGGGTCTTGTTGATGGTGATTACTACTATGTAGTATTTGCCAATTCAAGCGGTATTAAGGTATCATCAACTAAAAGAGGTACTCCAATTGTTGTAACAGCTCCGCCTTTAACACCCTTCGGCACCGCTGGCGGGGTTCATGTATTTAACAGAAGAGCTTTATCCAATAACGTTCTTTACTTCGTGACGAATACATCTGGAAATACATTAAAGCTATCTACATATAGCAACGGAGCATCTATAATAAATATAACAGCTAATACTGCAGACAGTGGCGCGAATACATTTGGCCACTTCTTGACAAAAATTATCGAGGAATAAATGGCAGTTACTCAGAAACTTGTAACAACTAATTTTAATGTAGAAAGTGCAACGAGCTTTGTAAGTTCTTTTGCCAACAACGATTACTTTGTCTTTGCTGGTAAGCATACTCCATATCCTGGAAGCGATTCTGTTATCACAACTCCAAATAATAGTGTAAAGTCTATTAGTCTTGATGCTTATGATAATATGATCTTTGCAAAAAGAATTTCTTCAAGCGATGTTGTCCACATGATTCCAAGGTATCTTTGGTCAGCAAATACTTTTTATTACAAATATGATCATCGCGATGGTGATCTTTTCGAAAAACCGTTTTATACAGTAGTAGATGAAAGTACTGAATATAATGTGTATAAGTGCTTGTTCAATGCAAGTAATACTACAATAAATGTAAATTCTACTGTTGCGCCATCTGTAAAAACATTAGATCCAATTGTAACAGGTGATGGATATATTTGGAAGTACATGTATAGTATTTCCAAAACACAGTACGAAAAGTTTTCTACAACAAATTACATTCCTGTAATTGCAAACACCACAGTCCAAGCAGGGGCGGTAAATGGAACAATTGAAGTAATTGATATTGTTACCACCGGCCAAGGATATAATAATTATATTGACAATGGTGTATTCACCACTACCAATCTTTCAATTGGTGGTGGTGTTAACACTATCTATGGCGCACCTGATGATGCAGAAGCTGAAGATGATTACTACCGTGGATGTGTAATCAAGATTACTAATTCGACTGCTGGTGCTGCTGGACAATATCGTCGTATTGTTGACTATCGTGGTGTCGACGGTCCAAAGATCTTTATACTTGATGCACCATTTTCACCAGCTCCCGCCGCGGGCGACGAGTATGAGGTATATCCTTACGTATATGTCTGGGGTGATGGAACTGAAAGCACTGCAGCTGAAGGTCGTGCCATTATCGATTCTACAGCAAACTCAATTGTAGAAATTGAAATGTTAAGTGTTGGCGCTAACTATCGTTATGGTGAAGCATATTCTGGTAAAACTCCGGATACAATTCCTATTACTATTAATAGTGCTTTCATTGATCTTCCTGCATCCATTCAAAATGCACCTGGATTTGTCGCCGCTACTTTACAACCAATTATTTCTCCACCGGGTGGTCATGGATCGAATCCACTAAAAGAACTCGGTGCACGAAGAGTATGTATCAGTACCAAGTTTAATAATAGTGAAGCCGGTACAATTCCAGTTCAAAATGATTTTCGCCAAGTTGGAATCATTAAAAATCCTCTCTATACAAATGTAGATATTATTCTTCGTGCAGCAAATACCAGTTCTGGAAGCTTTAACATTGGTGAAACAGTTCACCAGTTTAAACAGTACAAGCTACTTGGTAATGTCTCAGTAACAACGTCAAGCAATACAATTAAGAAGACAGAACAAGGCCGCATCTCTCCAACGGCGATCATTGTAAATGCTGGCACTGGATATGATAATACAGATGTTGTTTCTGTAAATAATACCGGAACTGGTGGATCGGGGCTTGCCGCAAATATTAGTACAAATGGTTCAGGCGTAATTACAACTGTAAACGTAACCAACCTAGGTAATAATTACATTACCGTACCGACTCTGTCAATTACATCACCTGGCGGTGGTTCGAATGGTCAACTGGCGGTTGTTCTTGCCAATCCACAAACACCAACATTCAAAGATAGTTTTAGAGTTGGTGATTATGTACTTGTGACTAAGGGAAGTAACAATTACCTGACTACAGTAAGTAACATTCCTTACGATTATCAAATTACAGCTTCTACTAATTCTACATTTATTGCTGATAACTGCGAAATTTCAGCATTGGTATTACAGGCATCTGGTGAAGTAACATCTATAAGCGGTAGCCAAATTACTCTTTCAAATGTTTCTGGAGTCTTTACTGAAGAATCTAAAGTTATTGGTCTTACATCGGGTGTAACCAGTATTATTGAATCAACGGCTGTTACTACACCACAAGCTGCAATTCAGGTAAATGATAAAGCAGCTGGATCTTTTAGTACAGCTGTTCAGTTAACCAGACTTATTGGTAACTTTCCAGGTGGGCCTGGCGGGTCATTCCTTGAAGATGAAGTAGTTCAGCAAAACAGCTTGATTTCATTTGCTCAACCACGTGGAGCTTTCCACCATATTAACATTGTGGGTGGAACAGATAATGACGAAATGTTCATTAGCAACAAGTTCGGAATTTATAATCTAAACCGAGACGTGGTTGGAGTCACTTCTGGTGCTAGACTTCAGAATTTAAGTAATAAATATCCTGGAGACTTTGTTGTTGATAGTGGTGAAGTGATCTATATTGAAAACATAGATCCAATTACACGAAGCGGTAACAAATCAGAAATAGTCAAGATTATCTTGGAGTTTTAATTAAATGGCTCTGCAAACAGACCTAAACGTATTTCCATACTACGACGACTACGATCCTAACAAGAATTTCTATCGAATTCTTTTCCGTCCGGGCGTGGCCGTACAGGCACGTGAGCTAAACCAGCTCCAGACTATCCTGCAGAATCAGATCGAGAAGTTTGGCGATAACATCTTTAAGCGCGGTACAATCATTGAGGGTTGTAACATTATTCGTCACCCAGTTCTTCCTTATGTTAAGGTAAAGGACACTGAAACAGACGGCACGCAGATTTCTGTAACTGCGTACGAAGGAATGTCGGTTCGCAACAGCGCGAATGTTACAGGTCACATTGTTAAGACAGTTGCTGGTTTCGAATCTCGTGCTCCTGATCTTAATACTCTATATGTAAAGTATAACTCTTCAGGTTCAAATTCAAATACAGCAACATTTGGTGCTAGTGAAACGCTCACAGTCTTCAGCCCGCTGTATCCAATCTTTAAGACACGAGTAAATAATGGCTCGTCTCTGTTTAGTAATACAGACGCCGTTGTATTCGTCTCGGCTCTTGCTGTACAGAATTCTACCGGTGGTTCAACATTCCCTGCCGGGGCTTGGCAAGCAGGTCACACTATTCAAAACGGCGTAGCCAACCTTGTTATTATTGAAGCTAACACAACTGCAAACACAGAAGCTCTTATCTTAAAAGTAAAACCACTGGCCGTTGATCTTCTGACAGCTAACACAACTAAGTGGCGCTTCGGAGCCGGTGAAACCATTCGTAACGTCGCAACAGCAAACGTTGCAAATGTCGTGGCAATCGTCGGAGCTGGTGCTGCTGGTTCTCTGGTAACAGACGCTTTCGGTAAGATTACTTCTATTTCAGTTGTCGGTCAAGGTACTGGTTATTATGTAGAACCACATGTCACTGTAATGAAGCAAACAACTTCTGCACTTTCAACAGCAGAAATCAATGATCTTGACGTTGCAGCTCTAAACTATATGGCATCTATTACTGTTGCTAATGCTGCCGTATCTCCAATTGGTACTGGTTATGGTGTGACTGTTGATCAAGGGACTATCTATCAGAAGGGATTCTTCTCGAGAGTTTCACCTCAGCTGGTAGTTGTTAACAAGTATTCGAATACAGATTTTAACAAGTCGGTTGGCTTCTATACAACTGAAGATATCATTGATAGTAATGAAGATACATCGCTTCTTGACAACGCAACAGGCACATTCAACTACGCTGCTCCCGGTGCTGATCGTCTGAAACTTACTCCAGAGCTTCGTGTTCTTGATAAGGAAGAAGCAGATGCGAATACTGACTTCCTTCCAATCATTGAGTTTGCTGACGGTCGCCCATACAAGCAAAACCAGAGTACTGTTTATAATATCATTGGCAACGAAATTGCTAAGAGAACATATGAAGAATCTGGTAACTATGTTCTAGATCAGTTCATTGTTTCGACCCGCGATTCTTCGACTTTTTCTGAAACACCTGCAGTATTTAAGATCAACGTTGATCCAGGTAAAGCCTACATCAACGGCTTCCGTGTAGAAACAGATCACTACAGAGCAAATGTTGCAAAGGGTATTGCTACAGCAACAAACACTGCAGCCAAGATTCGTCTTGGATATGGTAGCTATGTACGCGTGAAAGAGCTTGGTGGTAACTTTGCTTTCAACATCGGTGCTCAAGTAGATCTACATGGTACTGCAGCTGCATATGTTTCAACAAATGCAGGCAATGCAATTTCAGCGGCCGGAGTAAAAATCGGTGAAGCTCGCATTCGATCGGTCACGCTTGAGACCGGTGAACCAGGCACACCAAATGCCGTATATCGTCTATACCTATTCGATATTGTAATGAGCAGCGGCAAGAACTTCGGCAACGTTCGTTCAGTTTACTATGGTGGTACTAACAAGGGTATCGCCGACGTTATTCTGAGTGATTCTGGGGCTGCTGTTCTAGAAGATGCAGCCGGATCTTCTCTTCTCTATAGCTCAGTTCCGGCTATGAAGTCTGTATCAAATGTTTCTTACACATATCGCACTATCAATCAATTAGAAACAGCAAATACCACTGGATTCATTGAACTCAATCTTAGCGCCGGAGAAGAATTTCCATATTCTGGAGAGCTAAGCAGCGATGCTAAAAAAGAACTATTAGTAATTCCTAGAGCAAACTATCAAGCTTCAGCAGCTGCTGCGGGTGTTGTTTCGATTGGAGCTGGTTCTACCTCAAACGTTAACGTTGCTGGTGCTGGCGGCACTAACTTCTTACAAGTCTTTAATGCTGGCGACTTTGTTAAGTTTCTAAACAGTTCAGGTGGTAATGAAGTTATTAGACAGGTTGCACAGGTAACTGGTGCATCATCGATGATCTTGACTTCTGGCCCTGGTCAAACATACTCTGGTGGTACTGTAACTCTATACTTCCCAGCAAACGTTCCTATCTCGTTGTCAACTAAAGCAACTCGCTATGCTAACGTTCTTGCCAACGGGGCAATGATTATCAATATTGCTAATAATATTGCAGATACTAGTGGCGGTGCTTCTTCGGCTAACGTAATGGTGGCGTATAACGCTACTCGCACTAGTGTAAGTTCAACTGGATTAAAACAATCTACTCGTGGAGTTCACACTCGTGTTGTAACATCTAATAATGCTGGCGGTGTAAATGGTCCATGGGCTCTTGGTCTTTCAGACGCATACCGTCTAAGAAAAGTTTACCAAGCAAATGGAGCTTCAAGAGCACTTACATTTAACGCAAACACGGGTGTTGCAAACTCCGGTACAGCAAATGCGTTCATTCTCATCGCAAATAATCCATTTGCAAATGGTGACTCTGTAGTTTATACAGACAACGCAACTACACTCGGTGGCTTATCTGATGCTGGTACATACTATGCAGTTTATGCTAATAGCACAGGTATGGCACTTGCTTCTACTCGCGGCGGTGCAAACTTAACAATCACCGCATCAGCAACTTCAGAAAATCACAGTCTAACTGGTCAACCAATCTTCTTTACCGGTAATACTACCGGCGTTCTAGACATCACAAATGATTTCTACATTGATACCAATCAGAGAGAAGATTATCTAGATACTTCATACCTGTATAGAAAACCGAGATTAAATCCTCTTTCTTCAAATGATGTCTTACTTGTGCAGTATGATGTATTCACTGGAGGCGATGTTAGTGTAAAGACTATCAGTTCGTATCCTATCGATGATAGTCTTGGATTTAACGCACTGATTGCTTCTGCCAGCGTGCACACAATGGAAATTCCAGAAATCCTTGGTACAAGTGGAACATACTACGATCTTCGCGATCAGTATGATTTCCGTCCACGTTCTGCGAATACAATTAATCTAATCACTGATATCTCTTCAGTTGCGGCTGGAGCAAATGCTGCTTCGATTATCAATCCATCTGAGCCAAGCTCTGCAAATAGATTTACTGCTGATGAAAAGTATTTTCCAGCACCAAATACAGATCTAACCGCTAATATTGAATATTATCTTGGCAGATCAGATCGTGTTGTAGTTGACAGTAACTCTGATTTCGTGGTACGTGCTGGTAAGAACGGATTTATTAATGAAGTTCCGGTTGAGCCGAAGAACAGTATCACACTTCAAATTCTAAACATTCCTCCATATCCTTCTCTGCCTCAGTCTCTTTCGGCTGATATGGCAAAGATTATTGATACAAAAGTTGCCAATGAATCTTATGGAAGAAGAGTTAAGAACTATACTGTAAAATCTCTGATTAGTGCAACGGATCGTTCACGTATTCAGGTCAAGGGATACAAGATGTCGGATATTGCTTCTCTCGAGAAGCGTATTCAAAATCTAGAATACTATGTATCGTTCACACTTGCTGAAGCACTAGCCAAGGCTCGCTTCATTCCATCGTCACTTGACTCACTGACCGATCGTTTCCGCTTTGGTTTCTTTGTTGATCCATTTACTGATTACAACTATTCTGATATTGCAAACCCAGAATTTTATGCTACTATTAAGGATGATCAACTGGGTCCTAAGTTAACAGAACTAAATCTAGAGTTTAAACCAGAAGATAACTCAACTGGTGTTGTGACTCTGCCATTTAATGAATTCACTATTGTATCTCAAAATGATGCAACAGATGGAGCTATTGTGGTTGAACCTACTCCAGGGCCAGTGACTAGCCCGGTGATTGGACCAACATCTCCTCCATCAGGACCAGTAACCGGACCAACATCTCCTCCATCAGGACCAGTGGCTGGGCCGGTTGAAGTTACTGTAATTACTCAAACAACTGCAGTTGTCATTCAATCGCAGCGCAGCACATCAAGAAGCGACAGCGGCGATGTGTTTGAAGACTTCTTCTATACATTCAGCTCTCTTACCGGCCCGGTAGAATTTTATATCAATGGTCGTGATAATAACATGGCTCTCGAGGTCTTCCAATCACTCACACCGGGTGGTGATTATGTAACAACATACACATCCGCAGCCGCTCTTCCACTTACAAACGCAGACATCTCGTCGAAGGATCTAAGCGTTCTGAATGACGGCCGTAAAATTGAGCACCCAGGCTCAATAGAGCGTAAGTCTTATGGACCAGTTGGTGGTTGGATTCAAGATCACTTTAAGTTAACATGGATTCACAATCCAAACGATGGTATCTACTATAGAATTCGTATCTATAAGGGTAAGTTCGATAGTGGTTTGTTCCAAAGTGCTAAAGCCGGTACATTTGGCTATAAGCTATACTATCCGTCAGACGTTGTAAATCGTGAAACACGTATTGTTCCAAACCCAGCGTCGTTTGAATATAGTGGTATTGTACATAATATCAATCCTCCAGAATTCACTATTACAATGTCGACACAATATATTGACATTGGAATTGGTGGACAGTATATTTCGGATGCGCAGAAGTTTAGCATTTCTGCAACTGGATTAAAGCCAAATACGTATCATAAGTTTATGTTTGATGGCGAAGATCAAACTGCGAAGTGTTCGCAGACTAGAACATCTACACTAAACACCTCTGGTCTTCTAACAGATGCAAATGGTGTTCTGAACTTCGATTTCTATTTTGATGCTGGAATTGATGAAGCAATATCTGATCTAGAACAACAAAATAAATTAGCAGCTGCAATTGCCGGAACTAAGGTGTTTATCATCGAATCGTATGATGGAAACTCAAGAACATCTGGTTCTATTGGTCTGAAATATTACACAGACATTCCATTTGGTATTGACAGTAATGGTGGTGGATTAAACACTTCACCAACTCTGACAATGAATACAACCACAGATCTTCCGGTTGAATCAGAAAATGTAACCAATCTTACTACTACTCAATATATAAACGATGCTCAGGATAGAAATAATATTAGGTATGTTGATGGACCCATCGGCTATGAGCAGCTACAGTAATAATAAATAAAGAAAAGATTAAGAGGAATTAATGTCGACATTTGACTACATTCAAACATTCTATGTAAATCCTGATACAGTAGCAAATGCTTCTGAAATCATGTTGACGTCCGTAGATCTGTTCTTTAAATCCAAACCAGTTGAAAACGCTAATATTAGCGGAACTTTCAAGCCTGGTATTAACGTTTGGATTTGTGAAGTTGAAAACGGAGATCCAGTCCCAAATTTATCTCTTGTCAACTCAGTAAAAGCTATTGAATATGATTCAGTAAACATTAGTAATGATGCTCAAACACCGACAGTTGTTGGATTTTCAAATCCGGTTTTGATCAAGTCTGGGCGCTATTATGGTATTGTTATTAAGTATAATGATCCAGCATATGACATCTGGACTAACGTACAAGGCGATAGATTGATTACTTCTGGTGGAGTAACAAATACTGCTTCTCCAGGCTCACAATCGCGTTTTGATGGGTATCTTTATAAGTCTACAAACTCAAATACTTTTGATAAGTTCAGTGACAAAGATCTTAAGTTTAGAGTAAAGGTTGCACAGTTTGTTTCAAACAATGTAACCATTCCTCTTGTAAATAAAGACTATGAATTCTTTACAGTTGACCCATCTATATCAGGTTCTTTTATTGGCGGCGAGTGGTGTTTCCAGGACATTGCTAACGCAACAGGCACAATAACAGTATCGTCTTCGTCAAACACTATTACGGGTGTAGCTACAAACTTCGAAAGTTTTGCTATTGAAAATAAAATTGTGATTTCAAATGGCTCTGCAAGAGACGTTTTAACTATCACAAACGTTATTAGTGATACTTCAGTTACTGTTGATAGATTCCCAGTGTTTAGTGCTTCTGGTATCGGATTTAAGGTTCCGCCAGTTGGTGCAGTCTATTATACTGATTATACGAAGAAAAAAGTATACTTAGTCGACTCTAACGCGTCTAATAGCACTTATAAGTTTGTCGCAGGCACACGCATTATTGGTGCGCGATCTGGTGCTTCAGCAAATGTTGCTTCAATTGACCGCTATCAAGTCGATAGCTTTAAGCCGACATTCCTAATTGGAAATCCAAGCACTTCAGAATATTCAATGGTTTATAACATTGCAAACTCTTCAAATGCAATGCCAGCAACTACAAATAATCTTGAGCTTCTGAAGTTCAATAATGCTGTTCGCGAGTCTTACATTCTTTCAAGATCTCTTGAAGTTGATAACATTAATCTATATGGTACCGAAAGAAAATCAGCGGTTGTTAATGTTACATTTAATGTTTCGGTTTCAGAAGTAGATCGTTTCTCTGTGCCATATCTGAAAGCAAATGAACTTGATTTCTTCTTCTATAAGAATGATATCAATAATACTATCACAGAAACTCGTGGCAGTATTACCGGTTACGATACTGAAATCGGCCGCAATGGTCTTGCAAAATCTAAGTACATCTCAAAGAAGATTTCATTCGGCGAAGGTAAGTATGCGGAAGACGTAGTTGTATACGTCACTGGATATCGTCCAGCTGGAACACAAATCAAAGTTTATGCTAAGCTACACAATGCTGCTGACAAAGAAGCATTTGATGATAAGGCATGGACACCGCTAGAAATTAAGAATAACATTGACCGCTTTAGTACTGAAGATCCAAACGATCTTTGGGAATACACATTCGGTCTTCCACAGTATCCGGAAGTTTATACTACTCTATCTGGCAACTTCCTCACAACACTCAGCAGCAACTCAATTACAACAACGGTAAATCATTCTTCGAATCTTGCTGTTGGTGACTTGGTTCGAGTGTATAGTATTCTTACACCAGAAAATCATGAAGTGTTTCCAGTTGCGAGTGTAACTGCTCCGCCATCTCCGGGTGCAACTGGTGCAATCACTCTTTTCAAGCCTATTACCAATGCAAACATTGTAGGTGATGTTGGTATTGATAAGATCAAGTATAAGAATGTTGCATGGAACAATATTGCTAATGATAACGTAGCAAGATATGTTACCTCTTCGTATACCGAATTTGATACCTACAATACGATGCAGATCAAGGTTGTTCTACTTGCTGAAAATACTCACGTTGTTCCAAAGGTAGAACAGATTCAAGTAATCGGAGTTTCAGCATAATGTTAGTAAACACTAATCATCCAGGCTATATAAAAGATACTGAAACTGGAGTGATCATAAATACTAACGAAGAAGAATATAAAAAATTCTTAGCTGCAAGAGATGCAAGTAAAAAGAATCATAGTTTGTGTAAAAGAATGACTGAAGTAGAGAATGAACTCGGCGAAATCAAGTCTCTTTTATTACAGTTAGTACACAGGAATAATTAATGGCAAGACAAGTAGCTAACGTTGATATCATTACCGATAGCTTTGAAGTCTGGTTACTTCAGACAAACGAGCTGCTGAATGCTTTCTCAACGGAAATCATCACTGCCAACACGACTGTAGCGAATACTGGTAACTCGACGATTAGTCGTACCGCTCAGCTATGGGGTACATTTGGATCAAATAACGTTGTAGTTACTAATGCACTGCGTGGTGGCAACGTTAACGGTCTATCAGCAAATCTTGTTATTACTACGAATGCAACTGCCTATGTTGCTGCAGATGCCGGCATTCGTGTTCTGGTCGGCAACAGCACGTCGAACAGCTTCATGAGTCCACTTGGTGTACATCTTGGCTTGGGAACTGCTAATTCTGTTGTAAACAGTAGTCTGATTATAACACAATCTAGTAGTACTGTCAACACGAATATTTCACCAACACGCATTCAAGTTGCAGATAGTACAACTACTGCAAATATGACTGCTAATGCTTTTAGCACCGGTTTGTTTGTTGGTAATACCACAATGGTGGCTATTGGTGCAAATGTGTTTGCAAATGCTACAACACTCTATGTTGGCAACTCGACGTTTGATAGTGCATTCGGCAACGGATCATGGACCGGTATTGCAAACCTAGTAATCACACCAACAAGTCATCTGACAATCGCTGGTGCTGCTAACGTAACATCGAATGCTAACTTTGCAAATACAATTGATGTAACTGGCGCTGCAACACTGTCAAATACATTAACAGTTACCGGATTAACGACATTAAACGGTAACATGAATACTCCAACAGCCAATGCAACCACGGCAATGAACGTTGGCGGTAACGTTAATCTGACAACAACTAGAATTACGGTTGGCACCGCAACAGTCAACACTTTCATTACCTCGACTGCAATTGAAACTGATGGTACGCTAACGGTAAATGGTGCGGCATCAATGGCCAACACGCTTGTTGTGTCTGGTGCTGCTAACGTTCTTAGTACTTTTGGTATAACTGGCGCTGCTAATGCTCTTAGTACTCTTGGTGTAACCGGCGCAGTTAACCTGGCAAACACACTTGGCGTTGTAGGTGCAACAACACTATCAAATACATTAACAGTTACTGGTTTAACATCATTAAACGGTAACATGAATACGCCGACAGCTAACGCGACTACAGCAATCAATGTCGGTGCAAATGTTAACTTAACAACAACAAGTATTACTGTTGGTACCAGCGGTAGTAATACGTTTATTACAGCCGGAACTATCGATACAGATGGCACACTGGCCGTACTTGGCACGACAACACTATCAAATACATTAACAGTTACTGGCAATGCTACACTTTCAAACACATTAAGTGTAGTCGGTGCGGCAAATCTTGCTAGTACTTTGGGTGTAGTCGGTGCTGTAACGTTATCAAATACACTTACTGTTACCGGACTTACAACATTAAACGGTAACATGAACACGCCGACAGCTAACGCAACTACGGCAGTCAATGTTGGTGCTAACGTTAATCTGACAACAACTAGAATTACGGTTGGTACCAGCGGCAGTAATACGTTTATCACTGCTGGAGCTATCGATACTGATGGTACACTTGATGTAGCTGGTGCTACAACACTTTCAAATACTTTGACTGTAGCTGGTTTAGCATCACTGAATGGTAATGTAAATACTCCAACAGCCAACGCAACCACGGCAATGAACGTTGGTGCCAATGTTAACTTAACAACAACAAGAATTACAGTCGGCAACGCATCAGTCAATACTTTCATTACCTCAACAGCAATCGAGACTGACGGCACTCTAACCGCAAACGGTGCAACATCATTAGCTAATACTCTTGGTGTGGCTGGTGCTACAACTCTTTCGAATACTTTAAGTGTTGCTGGCCAGACAAACGTATTAACCACATTTGGTGTTGGCGGCGCAACTACTCTTGCCGGCACTCTTTCTGTCGGTGGTGTAACCACACTGCAAAACGAATACGTGATTGATGTTTCTGCAAATGGAAACATCGGGACTACTATTGGGCCTGTTCTAGTTTACAGATTCCCGAAGGCCTCTTTCTCATCTGGTAAGTTCGAAGTTCAGGTGAAGAACGGTAACACTCAGCTTTCTGAACTAGTTCTTGCTCACGATGGTGGACTGAATGCTTTCGTAACAACATACGGTACTGTAGCTTCAAACGGCGCATCTTCTCCGTTAGGCACGTTTTCTGCAAACACAGACACGGCTAATGTAAATCTATATCTTGTACAGACTGTGGCAAACTCGGCGGTCAAAGTTGTAGCTCATCTAATTAAGTAAGGTTGACATGGCAAATACAAATTTTAAAGTAGATAATGGACTTCTAGTAACAGGCGGGGATTCGCTATTCCAGGCAAATGTTACTGTGAATGCGCATGTTCTTGTCAGACAGACACTTGCAGTCAACGGAGATCTTACGGTCACCGGCAATCTTACATTCAATAATACTTCAATCAGTGGTGAATTAATTCCAACTGCAAATGGTGTTCTTCTTGGTAATACTACAAGAACATTCACGATATCTGCAGACAATGTAAGTCTTTCGAATTCTATTGTGAATGCTAACGGAACACAGATTAACATTCGTGCTCTATCTGGTGTTGTAGCAAACAGTTCTGGTCTGACCGTTAATGCTTCGGCGATTTCAAATGGTGTATTGAATATTGGCCAGGGCGGTACAAACGCAACAACTCGTGATGCTGGTCTAAACAATCTTCTACCAACACAGAATGTTGCTGTCTCCGGCTATTATCTAAGAACAAATGGTTCAAATACTTCTTGGGTAGATGGAATTGGTTTTACTGGATCACGTGGTGCTACTGGATTCACCGGATCTGTCGGTGCCCAGGGTTCGCAGGGTCCAATTGGATTCACTGGATCTGCCGGTATTAATGGCACTAATGGTGCGGCCGGTCCTACTGGATCAATCGGTCCTACTGGTCCTCAGGGAGCTCAGGGCCCAATTGGATTCACTGGATCTGCCGGTATTAATGGCACCAATGGAGCTCCAGGACCGACGGGTCTAACAGGACCACAGGGTGCTACTGGTCCGCAGGGTCCAATTGGATTTACTGGTTCAGCTGGTATTAATGGAACAAACGGTGCAACTGGCCCTACAGGTCCAACAGGACCACAGGGTGCTACTGGACCGCAGGGTTCAATTGGATTTACAGGTTCTCAGGGAGCACAAGGACCACAGGGAGCTCAGGGCCTACAGGGACCGGCAGGACCTGTAGGACCGGTTGGTCCTCAAGGAGCTCAGGGCCCTCAAGGAACACAGGGTCCAATCGGATTTACAGGTTCTCAGGGAGCACAAGGACCACAAGGAGCTCAGGGACCACAAGGCGCCCAAGGTCCACAGGGTGCTCAGGGCGCCCAGGGTCCAATTGGATTTACAGGATCTCAAGGTGCTCAGGGACCACAGGGACCACAGGGTCTACAAGGACCGGCCGGACCGGCAGGACCGGCAGGACCAGCGGGCCCCGCTGGTCCGCAAGGACCACAGGGTGCACAGGGCGCGACCGGCTTCACAGGATCTCAAGGAAATCCTGCATCTGCCGCTGCTCCAATTCTTCGTCACGTGACCGGTGGATATACCGGAGGCGGACAGGTGTTTGTGTCTGGATCAGCTCCAACCGCTTCGGCTGCTGGTGACATTTGGATTCAAATCTAATGGCAATGCACACTTGGAATGGATCATCATGGGTAACAGTAAACCAGAATACTCAAGCCGGGGGCGATAGAGGACTGGCAGTGTGGGACGGTGGAAGTTGGTTAAATGCTTCTAATGCTAAAGTATGGAACGGATCCGCATGGAAAGGCTTCTTAGATAATGTAAGTTTTGGTGGCGTTTCAGCCCAAGCTACTGGTTTCGGACTAAAAACTTGTGTTTTTGAAATGTATACCAGTGGAGTCTGGGGTTATACTCAAGGAGCAACAGGCAATATAGTATACGGAGCATACAATTGGTTAGCAAACAGTGATAATGCTAGCCAATATGAAATTATTGCAACACAAACATCTGGCACGACAGTAATCGGAACTTTAAATACATGGGTGAGTTTTCCTGCATCATGGTACATTCAAGATACTAGTGATGCTAGTGCTGTTCTTGCCATTTCAATAAGACATGCTACTACTCAAACACTTTTAGTAGACAGCGCGTCAGTTAGTTTAAGTATTGTTTCATTCGAGTAAGAGAATATAGATGGCAATTAAAGCAAATATAGTAATCGATCAAGGAACAACCTTTCAGACGTCAATCAACGTGACTGACGACGAAGAGAATCCTGTCGATCTTACTGGGTATTCAGCGGCCGCTCAGATGAGGAAGCACTATACTTCTTCAAACGCCTTCTCTTTTACTACTTCGATTTCACCGTCTCTTGGTATCGTAACACTATCGATGACAGCAAATATCACGAACACAATTACACCTGGTAGATACATGTACGACTGCGAACTCACAGATCCAAACGGTGCTGTGAGTCGACTTATTGAAGGTATTGTAACGGTAACACCAGGAGTGACAAGATGACTTTTAACGTAAGAGTAAATCCGAATCCTGAAACAAAAATCGTTGCTAAGGTTACAAACAATAATGGAGTGCTTTCTTCGGGCACTCCAGTTACTGTTAAAAACCAGTTCCGTGAATATCAGATCAATAGCATCGAGGATCTACCAAACGTAGATGAGATAGATGTCGGCAGTGGATCTACACTAGTGTTTAATGCTAGCACTAACAAATATGAAGTAAAGCCGCTCGACGCTACTAACATCATCGGAATTATTGATGGCGGAGAGTTTTAAACCATTCATCCTGCAAACGCAAAGATGGTATCATCACCGATCGTGTCAATAATTCTATAATTGAATCTATCTTCAAGTATATCAAGAACGTCTTCGTTGTCGTGCTTTCTTTCACAGCTAATGATTGGATGATATTGTTTAATGGTTTGTTCCGCTCCAATAAGAGCGTATCTCTCATAACCTTCAATATCCAGTTGCATGAATCCACAGTCTTTTAAAGCTAATGAGTCAATAGTTACTGTCGGAATTTTAGATCCTTCAACAACTCTTCCCATTCCTCTGTTATGATTACATAGACTAATGGCATCAACCAACCCCGGTTTTTCACCGAGAGCAGCTTGCATCTTTATAATGTTTTCTTTCTGGCAGTTGTTCACCAAACAAAAGAAGTGCAGCGGATCTGGCTCAAAAGTATAGACCATATCAAAATGTTCTGATAGAAGCCGTGGATACATACCCTGAAGTCCACCAGCCTGAATGCAAACACTTCTATTGGTCACGTGTTTAAGCCAACAATCTCGATGGCCATTTAGCCAATCTTCCTTGGGCCAACGAAAACCTTCCCAGTCTTCTGCAATCCAAAGCCACGGTCCAATATTATCAATTTTTTCATGGACAACGTGAAAGAGATGATGATATTCACGCATTTGGAATGTTATCCTGCCATTCGAATTTATTAGTTTTAAGCTCAACATGCATAGTGGTTGAACCGATATGACCGCAAAGGATCGAAGGATCGCACCAGAGCTTGAATCCCTTGTTCATTGCTTTCTTACAGAAGTCTGTGTCTTCACTAATCGTGTTGCCATGATCGAGTGCTGGATGATACTCAAACTGCGGATAACCAATTCCTGCAATCACCTCTTTCTTAACAAGAACACAACCGAATCCACAACCACCGATTGGAACCAGTGGTTGACCATAGATCTGTTCGATCGTCATACGCTGTTGGTTTAAATCGTAGATCTCAATTGCCTGCGGCTCAAGTCTCTGACGATACACCCCGGCCACAAGATCCACATCATGGGTTAGCAGTTTCTTCAATGTGTCAGGAGGAAACGTGATATCATGATCTACCGAGAACAGGTAATCGTATCCACGAACGACCCAGTCACAGATCAGATTACGAACCTGATCGACTCGATATCCATAGAAGTATTGAAAGGTCGTTTCATATCCTTCTGGAATTTCCAAGTCATAGATTGACTTAAACGTATCTGCCTCGATATAACGAGCAGTAGGAATTGCAATTAGGATCTTTTTCATAACGGTCTCAAATCAATCTGTCCTGGGATAAACGGAGAATTATTTAGTACCTTGGCAGCAGTCTTATTCTGTTCTTCTGCATTTACTTTATAATCATTCAGTGGATTTGCATCGTTGTAATGATACACAATATCAGGAATGCAAACAACTCTATCTGGTTCTGCTGCTTCAATCATCGCATAGAATACCGCAGTATCACCACCGGCCTTTAGCCAATTCCCATTCTCATCTTTAAAGGCTGAATCGCCGTGAGCGGCAAGATGATATCTCATAAGATGAGCACTGAACGTACGCAGGTGAGTGTATGGCATGTTCCAGTTAAACTTATAATTACGATAAGCTCTATTTGCTTTCACTTCCTGAGGATATTCTTGAGCAATCAAAGGAATGTTATCTACTACTGACCAACACGATCCGTAGGTAAATTCTGCTCCATCATTATAGATGTTATTGTACTTATCAAAGAGACTTGGATCGTTGACAAGCCAATCATCACCATCAAGAAGCATAATAATATCAGAACTGTACTGACTCGCAATATTTTTTACTTGGTTCGCTACAGCACCACAATTTTGTTCGTTGCTAATAACAATAAACTTTCCTTGAATCTCTTGTGGTAATCTATCGATGACCTGACACGCAATCTTATGTGTATCATCTGTCGAGTTATCGTCGATGATATACATCTCATAGTTTGAATAATTTTGTTGAGCAACCGAAAGAATGCATCGCTCAATATATTTTTCAGCGTTATAGACAGGTGTGACTACAATAATAGTATTTTCATCATTCTTTGGTTCTACTATCTCTTC